CGCAGCATCCGCCACCGGCGAGAGTGGCGCAGCATCCGCCACCGGCTGGATGGGCGCAGCATCCGCCACCGGCGAGAGTGGCGCAGCATCCGCCACCGGCTGGATGGGCGCAGCATCCGCCACCGGCGAGAGTGGCGCAGCATCCGCCACCGGAAAAGGGTGTGTGGCTATGGCTACTGGTTTTTATGGGCGCGTAATGGGAGAGATTGGAAACGCCGTTGTCTGCGTTGAGCGAAATGCCAATGGCGATATCACCTCCATTCTGTCCGCCATTGTGGATGGTGAAACGCTGAAACCCGGCGTGTGGTACACCGTTAAGAACGGGGAATGGGTGGAGGTGCAGTAATGAACCGATTGAAGGAACGGCGGCTGGAGCTGGGGCTGACGCAGGAGGCGGTCAGCGGTGTGTTGAAGCTGGTGGATCCCCGTATCGACACCTGCATGGTGAGCCGGTTTGAAAACGGCGTGTGTCTGCCCACGGAGGAGGTCATGACGGCGCTGGAGGCGGCACTGCGTACCAGCCGGGCATATCTGTACGGCGACGAGGACAAGGCCGACATCCCCCAGCGGACGGCGGAAACGGAGCGCATTGCGGCGCTGATCCCCCACGGGCGGCGAAACGCCATCAGCCGTGCGGAGCTGGCGGCGGCGATGCAGACCTCTGACCGGATGATGCGAAAGGCCGTCAGCGAAGCCAAGAGGCAGGGCGTGATGATCTGCAACGACGGCGAGGGATATTACCAGACGGAGGAGCTGGGAGACCTGTACCGGCAGTACAGGCGGGACACGGCGCGGGCCATGTCCATCCTCAAGTCCAGAAAGCCGATGCGGGACGTGCTGAAAGCGGCGGGTCGGCCGGTATGAGAAGCGTGATGCAGTATTGGGAACCGGAGCGGCCCTTAGAGCCGAAGGACTACGATCTGCCCGTCTGCCCCGTGTGCGGGGAGGAGACGGACACCTACTACAAGAACAAGGACGGCGTCATCGTGGGGTGCGAGTTTTGCATTGAGACGGTGGATGCATGGGAGGAACAGAAATGAGTATGAGTTTGTATCACATCGACCGGGAACTGGAGAGCCTGATCGACCAGGAAACCGGCGAGGTGCTGGATTTTGATGCGTTCGAGGCGCTGCAAATGGCGCGGGACGCCAAGATCGAGGGCGTACTTTGCTGGACAAAGAATCTGGCGGCGGAGGCAAAGGCCATCCGCGAGGAGGAGAAGGAGCTTGCCGAGCGGCGAAAGGAGCTGGAGCGCAAGCGGGAGAAGCTGCTGGACTACGCAGAGAAGGCGCTGGGCGGCGCGGCATTCCAGACGGCCAAGTGTGCCGTGACATACTGCAAGAGCACGGCGGTGGAGATCACCGACATGGACGCGGTGGTGCAGTGGTGCATGGACAACGGGTACGACGGCAAGATCACCTATGCCCAGCCGACGGTGAGCAAGACGGACATTGCGCCGCTGCTCAAGTCCGGCATGGCCGTGACCGGTGCGGAGCTGTGTGAGCGGTCGAACATGGGGGTGAAGTGATGGAGAACCTGACTATCTATAACGCGGTGCGAAGCGTGCCTGACATCGCCAAAAGGCAGATCGGGACAGGCCGTTTGAAGGGCAAGACGGACATCAACCCCATGTGGCGGCTGAAAACCCTGACGGAGCAGTTCGGCCCCTGCGGCTTTGGATGGAAATACGTCATCACTGACAAGCGGCTTGAGCAGGGTGCGAACGGCGAAGTAGCCGCATTTCTGGACATTGACCTGTTTGTAAAGGCCGACGGCGTGTGGTCTGACGCGATCCCCGGAACGGGCGGAAGTGCGTTTATCGCTAAGGAGAAGAACGGCCCTTATACCTCCGACGAGTGCTTCAAGATGGCGCTGACGGACGCTATCTCTGTGGCATGTAAGGCGCTTGGATTTGGCGCGGACGTATATTGGGACGCGGACAAGAGCAAGTATGACAAGCCGGAGAGCAAGCAGGAGGCGCCGGTGCTGTGTGAGTGCTGCGGACTGCCCATCAAGGCGGTAAAGTGCGGGGATCGTGTGTATCCCACCAACGAGATCGTAGAGAACGCGGTAAAGAAGTACGGCAAGCGGCTCTGCTGGGGCTGCATGAGAGCGGAGAACAACCATGCGGCAGATAACGGTTGACGCGGCGCGTTGGTCGCAGGACAGCGAGGGTGCGTGGCTCTGCCTGCGGGTGAAGTCGCCGGAGGCGGCGAGGGAGGTCTGTGATGCGCTGAAGCCGGGCAAGGAGTACACCGCCACCATCAAGGGCAAAGGGCGGAGCCTGGATGCCAACGGGTATGCGTGGGTGCTGCTGGACAAGCTGGCGGCGCACTACGGCGTTGCGAGAGAAAAGGTATACCGGCAGGAGATACAGAGCATCGGCGGCGTCAGCGAGGTACTGTGCCTGCGGGAAAAGGCAGCGGAGGCGTTCTGCCGGAGCTGGGAACGGAACGGTATCGGCTGGATGACCGATACCGGCCCCAGCAAAATCAAGGGCTGCGTGAACGTGACCGTCTGGTACGGCAGCTCCGTATACGACACGGAGCAGATGGCGCGGCTGATAGACGCCATCGTGCAGGACTGCCGGGATGTCGGCATCGAGACCATGACGCCGCGAGAGCTGGATGCCCTTGTAAGCCGATGGGGAGAGGTGAGCGTATGAACGACAAGCGATGCTTTTTGTGCGGGCGGAACGACCCAAGTGACCCGCTGGAGCGCCACCACATTCTCGGCGGCGCAAACCGTAAGAAGAGCGAGAAGTACGGTCTTGTGGTGTACCTGTGCGGCAATCGCTGCCACCGGAACGGGCGCGGCGCGGTACACAAGAACGGCGACCAGATGCGGCGTCTGAGGCGGTACGGGCAGCTCAAGGCAATGGAGGAGCAGGGCTGGACGGAGGAGGACTTCCGCCGCGAGTTCGGAAAAAGTTATTTATGAGAGGAATGGGTGAAAAGAAATGAAACGAATCAAGGTTGATATCCCGGCTATAAAAAAGCATATTCGGGAGCACGGTATGACGCAATCTGATGTGTGTAGGCGCATCGGTCGCAACTCAAACTTTCTGTGCTCTTGCACAGGCGATATGGCTGACTACACATACGACCTGTTAGTGCGAGAGCTTGGAGTGGAGAATGGCGCGTTTCAGAAAAAGGAAGACGTTCAACCTACAAAAGCCAACAGTCAGGCTGGGCTGTATACGCTGGGGTTGGATGTTTCTCCAGAAAAAGTTGTATTGCATATGTATTTCCAGGGGACGGAGATATGCAAGGCGTATTCCAAGGTGAAAGGCACACGGGAACTGGATCTAATGCAGGCCATTTCGTATGCAGCACATATGATGTACAAGTTTGCGGAACAAAAAGAATTGGATAAGGAGATTTGAAATGCTGAACAAGATTTTCATTATGGGACGCCTGACCCGCGATCCGGAACTGCGCAGGACGCAGAACGGCACCGCCGTCACCAGTTTTACACTGGCGGTAGACCGGGACTTTAAGAACGCGGACGGCACCAAGGACACGGATTTTATTGACGTGGTGGCGTGGCGCAACACCGCCGAGTTCGTATCCAAGTATTTCACCAAGGGCCGCATGGCCGTGGTGGAGGGGCGCTTGCAGCTGCGGGACTGGACGGACAAGGACGGCAACAAGCGCCGGAACGCCGAGGTGCTGGCGGACAACATCTACTTTGGCGACGCCAAAAAGGACGCGGACAGCGGCGCCAATAGATACGGTGGCGGACAGTTCGTGGATGTGGACGAGGACTTTGACGCGGACGGCGACATACCGTTCTGATGGGAGGGGTAAGCGGCATGGATTACTGGCACAAGCGGTACACCTGCCCCTACTTCACCAGCAGCGAGAAACGGCGGGTCTGCTGCGAGGGCGGAAGCCGCGTCAGCTTCGAGACGGGCGGCGCGGCATCCCGCTTCATGAATCAATTCTGTGCCGGTGCGTGGGAGCGTTGCACCATCGCACGGCACCTGACGGACGAGTACGAGAGAAAGGAAGAAAAGAATGGGAAAGATGCAGGATGAGATCAAGGGTCTGCGGCGGCAGAATCGGCACCTGGAAAACATCGTACAGCGCCAGAGGCAGCACATCGAGGACGCGGAGAGCGTGAACGAGGCGTTCAGGCGCGGCATGGATGCGCACTACGCTGCCTGTGCCGTACAGTTCGGCGAGAAGCGTGAGGACTGCGACACACTGTGGGGCTACCATCTGGAGATCCCTGCGAAGCTGGTGACGCAGGCACTGACGGACTACACCGTGCAGGTGGCGTTGGACAAGGAGCGCGGCGTTTACGTCATCGGGGCGATGAAGAAGGATCCACCCCTTATGGACTAAGGGGGGGCGCATAGTGGCTCTTGAGTACATTCCCTTTTATTACAGTTATCGCAAGAAATTAGAGAAACTTTCAGATCAAGAGGTAGGTCGGCTTGTACGGTCTTTGCTGGAATATGGCGAGACTGGAGAGACGGAGGAACTTACGGGACGGGAGTCGATCGCATTTGATTTTATTGCGGACGATATAAACAGGGCGAAAGCGGCGTATGACGAGCGATGCGAAAAGAACCAACGCAACATAGAAAAACGATATGCACGTCAGGATGGTACGACCGTATACGATGGTATACGAACGGATACGACCGTATACGAAACGTACCAAACCAAAGACAAAACCGAAACCAAAGACAAAACCAAAACCAATTCACTCCCACCTAACGGTGTGAGTGATACACGCGCGGCGCGCTTCACACCGCCGACCGTTGACGACGTGGCAGCGTATGTCAGCGAGAAAGGCTATCACGTCAATGCAGAGCGCTTTGTGTCGTTCTACCAGCAGAAGGGCTGGATGGTCGGCAAAAACCGCATGAAGGACTGGAAAGCCGCCGTGCGGAACTGGGAAACGCGCTGGAAGGATGACCACGGCGCAGTGAGCAAGGCAAGCGGCAACGTGTTTCTGGAGATGCTGGAGGAGAGGCAATGACACAGGGCGAGACGTTGAAGATCATGGCCGTTTTGCAGGCTGCATACCCGAACTTTTACCGAGGTATGACGCGGCAGGACGCGGAGGGCGTGGTGGCGCTGTGGGCGGATATATTCGCCGAGGACAGCTACAACACCGTTGCTGCGGCTGTGAGGGCGTTTATCGCGTCTGACAGCAAAGGGTTTCCCCCTGTTGTCGGGCAGATAAAACAGCGCGCGGCGGAGCTTGCAAGCCGCACGGCGGCGCTTCCCGGCGCTGTGCAGCAGGTGTGTGACAAAAAGACCGCATGGATGCGGGATTACGTCCACAAGGAGCGCAAGCTGGGCCGTATCTCCTGCTATGCACGGGAACACGGTATGACGTGGCAGGAGGCCAAGGAGGCGCTGGATGGATAAAGGCATCTGGCGTGTGGCCAGAGCGCGGCTGTGCGTGGCCTGTTTGCAGGAGATGGCGGCGGAATACATCATCGAGCCAGCGTTCCGCGGCTGGGCGCAGGGTGTGTGCCAGCGCTGCGGCAAAGAGCAGAAAATGACGACGGTCAAGCGCTACACTATGAGCAAGCGCGGACTGGAGAGAAGAGGGTTGTTGGATGAACAGTGAAGATCTGATGCGGCTGGGGCCTGCGGCACAGAAGCAGGTCATGGAGAAGATGCGCAAGCCAAGCAAGTACAAGGCCCAGAAGACGCGGCGCGGCAAGCTGACCTTTGACAGCAAGAAGGAGGCGGAGCGCTACGATGCGCTGATGCTGCTGCAAAAGACCGGAGAGATACGCGGGCTGAAATTGCAGGTGCGATACTGCTTGCAAGAGGCGTACACGACGTTTGAGGGCGACCGCGTGAAAAGTATCGACTACATCGCGGACTTCGTGTATGAGCGCCGGACGTCCCCTGACAGCTACGGTCAGCGGCACTGGTTGCCGGTGGTGGAGGACGTGAAGGGTGTGCGGACGCGGGAGTATGCCATGAAAGCAAAGCTGTTCCGCAATCGGTACGGATTCGCCATCCGGGAGGTGTGAGCATGACAGTCTACATGATCGTCACCCGCGATAAGTACCGCCTGCCCCGCTGGTGGGGTACGACCACGGCGGAGCTGGCGCAGTTGTCCGGTCGGAAATATCAGAATGTCCGTGTGGGTATCTGCAAGGCGTTCCGGCACGGCGGAAGCTACGGATGCTATGAGGTGGTGCGTCTGGAGGAGGGCGAGTGATGATGCCGACAAATCAGCCGCTGACAAAAGATGCGGCACGAAAGCTGATGGCGCTGGATTTGACGGCAAAGGAACTGACCACCTACGAGAAACTGGACGAGTGGTACACCGCATGGGGCGGACAGTGCTATGTGTCGTTTTCAGGCGGCAAGGACAGCACGGTGCTGGCGTATCTGGCGGCGCGGTATCTGGCGAGTTTCAGGACGCCGCCGTGGGAGCTGAATCTGGTGTTTGTGAATACCGGGCTGGAATACCCTGAAATTCAGAAGTTCGTGAATGAGTACGCCGCGTGGCTGCGGAGGGAGTTTCTCCGCGTGACTGTCAATCTTGTACGCCTGCGTCCGAAGATGAACATTCTGCATGTGGTGACGAAGTACGGGTACAGCATCATCGGTAAAGACGTAGCGCACCGGATAGAAACCGCGCGGCGTTCTCCAGATAGCCGAAGTATGAAGCTATTGCGTGGGGAAGTCTTACGCGCCGATGGGGAAAAGAGTATGTACAACTGTGAAAAGTGGGCGTATTTGCTTTCGGCTCCATTTCTCATATCAGACAAGTGCTGTGGAATTATGAAAAAGTCCCCGGCAAAGAGCTATGAGCACCGAGCGGATGTCAAGCCCACGACGGCAACAATGGCGGAGGAAAGTCTTCTGCGTATGCAAAAATGGCGCGAAACCGGCTGCAACGCTTTTGATGGAAGGCGTCCCTTATCTAAGCCCATGAGTTTCTGGACGGAGCAGGATGTGCTGCAATTTATCGTGGAGCGTCAACTCCCCTACGCCAGCGTGTACGGCGACATCGTGGCCAGCGACGGCGAGAACGACTACGACGCGACGCTGGTGGACTGCCAGCTGCATTGCACTGGCTGCCAAAGAACGGGCTGTATGTTCTGCGGTTTCGGTTCGCATCTGGAAAAGGGGATCAACCGATTTCAGCGCATGAAAGAAACGCACCCGAAGCACTACCAATTCTGCATCGGCGGCGGCGCATTCGACACGGACGGGCTGTGGAAGCCCACGAAAGACGGCCTTGGTTATGCGCGGGTGCTGGACTACATAGGAGTGAGGTATTGACATGGGCAAGCAGCATTTGAGCCGGGACGACCGGATCTTTATGGACGGCAAGCGGCGCGGTACGCAGGAGTGCATGGACATGGTGGCAATGGCGCTGCTGGACAAGTGCGGCTGGCACGTTCAGGAGGAGACGCCGGACAGCCGAGACACGCAGAGCATCGCGTATCTGTACGAGTGCCTGGAGAAGATCACACAGGAGATCAACAATGGCCGCATCCGGCGGCGGCATATCAAGGATATGCTGGCGGAGGAGTACGGCGTGGGCTTTGGAGATTAGGATATGGTTTTTGCACAAGAGACGATGACCGGTGAGATCATCGTGGACAACTTTGGCTGCACGGACGGTATGAAGATCGTGGGCGTTGCCATTGTGGGCAGACCGGAGGTTGACCTATATCCGGCACAAATGAAAATTCGGTGGGAAAAGGAGGAGTAACGTGAATTGTCACGGATGCAAATGGCTGGATGAAAGCAGAAAAGGCCCAGCGGGGAGTGGGTATTGCGTCATGGTGGAAAACAGTGATCAGGGAAAGTGTTACCGTGATTGGCTGTTGAAGCACCGGGAGGAATATGCCCTTGGCAGAAAGGAACTCCCCAGCATCAAGGTCAGGACACCCGAAATGGAGCGGTGTGAGCGCTATGAAGCTGGAGACTTTGCTACGAGGTACAAAAAGGAGCAGGTATGTCCAGAGATGAGATCGTGACCGCGCTGCGGTGCTGTGCAAGCCTTGATTGCGAATATGAGTGCAGAACAACCTGCGCGTTTTACAACACGTGCGACGAACTGGGCGACTGCTGCACAAAGAAAAATGTTGCCGCCGCTGACCTGATCGAGAACCAGCAGCGGCACATCGAGGCACTGTTGCAGGCCAACGCCGCCCTGCGTGATACTGTACTGCGGCGGGATGCGCAGATCGCGGACATGAGTGATGGACTGGCGCAGTTTGCCAAGGCCGTGGCGGAAAAGGAGGAAAAGTAAATGGACGCTGTGAAGTTTGTCAAGGAGCGCAGAAGAATGTATACACTTGGATGTATCAAGAAAGGCATTAACGATTATAACACGAAAGCAGAAGATGTCGTCGCAGAAGTCGAAGCGTGGTCTGCCGCACATCCGCGCAAAACGCGGCAAAGCGTGTTTCTGGCGCAGTATCCGGAGGGGGAAATTGACAGCAGCGGGTGTTTGGTGCTATGCCCAAAGCGCATTTCCACTGATTGCCGGAACAGATACGGTAACTGTACAAAACGGCTGTGCGCTGACTGTCGTAAAGAATTCTGGGGTCAGGAGGTGAAGTGACGAGCAGCATCACAAGACAACAGTTTCAAGAGCTTAGAACGCTTGAAGAATTCGATTACGGCGAATTTATCAGACGTTTGGAGTTATACACCGGGATTAAAGCTGTACCATGCACAGCATATCAGTTTTACGATGATTCTGGTGATTACATCTGCGACAGCTGTGACAGTTTAGTAGACGATATTTTGAGATTGGCGTATGTGGAGGTGGAGTGATGGAAATTTTGAAAATTGTTTTCCCGCTGCTGATGGTAGCCGGTGCGCTGGGCAGTTTGGTGGTAAATATCGCCAGCAAGGGAGACTGGGCTACCAGTTTGCAATGGCTGGGTGCGTGTATCCTGTATACCGCGCTGACAGTGCGAAATATGAGCTAAAAGGAGGAAAAGGCATGAGCAAATCTGTGATGATAAGCATCCGCCCGAAGTGGTGCGAGAAGATCGTCAACGGCGAAAAGACCATTGAGGTGCGCAAGACCCGCCCGAAGCTGAACACACCGTTCAGGGTGTACATCTACTGCACACTGCCGAAGTACCCGCACGAGGACTACATCCGGCAACGAGAGCCTGCACCTCAAGCGCCCGCCCCAAAGCTGGTGCTATGTGCAGGAGGGCTGACAATGGCTAAATACATTGAGCGGGACGCGCTGAGGGGGCGAATCGGCGATGTATGTTCTTGAGTACAAATCGCTCTACATCCCCCACGAGGAGCTGACTAAAAACCGCACGTTCCAAAGCTACCGTTGGAAGCAGTACGCTGTGTGTGAGGAGCGCGGGCCACTGGAACAAATTAGGGCCGCGCAGAAAAGGCCGGAGGAGTGGAGAATTATCCAAACTGGCTGAAAGCGTTGAACAGGAGGACTGACAATGGCTGAACCTAAAAAGCCTTTTTACTGCGACAAGAAATGGAAACTTGGCGGAAGTTTCGGCTGGTGGCATATACCGTACTGTCCGCATTGCAAGCGGCAGTTGGGGCTGGTGGTCGAAGAGAAGAAGGCTGAAAAATGCCCGATGTGCGGCAAACCGTTAGAATGGGATGGTGCTGAAAATGGCTGAATACATCGAACGCACGGAAGAACTCATGCTTGCCATGAACGCCGGTGCGAGAGCAATCGAAAACACGAAGCGTTATCACGGTGCTGTTTACACCAAGGATGTGTTCTCGGAGAACCCACAGGAAATCCCGTACTTGCTGGCTGCCAAAGTGTTGCGGGAAGTAAACGGTGCTCCCGCCGCTGATGTTGCTCCGGTGGTATGCTGCAAGGATTGCAAGCACTACGACATGGGTGTCTGCCTGAAAATTTACTCGGACGGCAACATACACTCAGCGGCTTGGCAGAAGCGAAAGCCGGAGGACTTTTGTTCTTACGGCGAACGAAATCAATAAAACGCCGGCATGCCGGTGAAATAAAAAATACGGAGGAAAGATACCATGAATGAGAAGAACGAGAAGAACGAGAAGAACGAGAAGAACGAGAAGAACGAGCAGATGTACATTGTCCGCTGCGACCGCGCAGGCGTGTTTTTCGGTGGCATCAAGGAACGACGCGGCACGGAAGCGACCATGACCAATGTGCGCAAGCTGTGGTACTGGAACGGTGCCTGCGCCATCGAGCAACTGGCTATGGACGGCACCAAGACCCCCGGTGACTGCAAGTTTACTGTGACGGTACCGTTGATGGAAGTGACCGGGGTGATCCAGGTGATCCCCTGCACCGAAAAGGCCACGGCATCCATCAGCGGCGTGAAGGAGTGGAAGCGATGAGCGCGCTGGATGAGAAAGTCAAAGCATTTTTGTCTGTAAGCGACGGCTACGGCGACGGCGACGGCTCCGGCTCCGGCTACGGCTCCGGCTCCGGCGACGGCTCCGGCTCCGGCTACGGCTCCGGCTCCGGCTACGGCGACGGCTCCGGCGACGGCTACGGCGACGGCGACGGCGACGGCTCCGGCTCCGGCTACGGCTCCGGCTCCGGCTCCGGCTACGGCGACGGCATAAGATCCTTTAACAGCGAACCGGTGTATACCATCGACGGGGTGCCCACGATCCTCCGCCACGTGCGGGGGAACGTGGCGCACGGCGTGATCCTGAACCGCGACCTGACCACTACGAACTGCTACGTTGCCAAACAGGATAACATCTTTGCCCACGGTGCAACGCTGGCAAAGGCGATGGAGGCTCTTAGGGACAAGCTGTTTGGAGATATGCCGGTGGAGGAGCGCATCGCGGCATTTTTGAAAGAGACGGAGGACGGCAGGGCATACCCTGCGCAGTATTTTTATGACTGGCATCACCGCCTTACCGGAAGCTGCGACATGGGCCGCCGTCAGTTTGCCCGCGACCACGGAATAGACGTGGACAGCGACACCATGACCCTGCGAGAGTTTCTGGCCCTGACCAAGGATGCCTACGGCGGCAGTGTGATCCGGAAGGCGATGGAAAAGCTGGTGGTCGGTTATGAACGCACGTAACCGCAAACCAATCACAGACTTGTCCACCTGCCCCCGCTGCGGCATGGACAGCGGCAAGCGCAAGGAATCCGTCAACGTCCCCCTGCGTTACTACGTCCGCTGCGGCGGCTGCGGCTACACCGTCTCCGGTGACAGCCAGTCCTGTGCCACCAGGAAGTGGAACGCCATGAATGGGAGGTGCGGCCATGCAGATCGATGATACGGTGCGCGCCCGCTTTCTGACGATGCCGGACCCGTTCCCCGGCTCCGGAAAGGCCGAAAAACAGTACCCCGTGCGCAAGGCAACGGTGGTGTATGTGCACCCAAAGGGGCGCTACATCGTGGCGGAGTGCAAGGGCGTGCGGGAGACGTTTTTCCCAGAGGATATTATACAGTGCGATTTGCCGGGGCCTCCTCCGATGGATTATGACTTGGAATACGCGCTGGTTACACTGACGGAAGTGGACAAGAAGATCATGGGCGCATTGGGGAGGAATTTCTGACATGAACGAATTCCCAGAATGGCTTAGGAAGCTGCGTGCGGGAGACGGTTTTTCATGAGGACGTGGAAACCTAAAAAAGAGGACACCTACATGGTGTCCTCTTTTTGTCGTCATGGTCTTGTGTAAAGGCCGGTGGCCTGTGCCAGCAGGAGGCGGAGGTAGTCGGGGCAGCTCCGTGCGCCGCGCTCCCAATCCTCCAGCGTGCGGGTGGGGATACAGTAGCGGGTGGCAAAGGCCACCTGGGATAGTCCGGTGTGCTGCCGGATGTCGCGGATCGTCAGGTGGGCGGCGTCCCAGAGACGCGCCAGCGTATCGATGCGGTCTGCGGGGATGTCCGCATCCGACGCATCGCCCCAGACGGAGGACAACGACCAGTCGGAGACAAAAGCGTCTCGGTCGGGCGAAGTGATGGCGTCGCCGAATAAGGTGTAGAACAGTTTGTCGGTGGTCATGGTAATTTCTCCTTTTTGGCTTCGGTTGGCGTCGATTTCTTCCTGTTCTGGCCACGGCGCTTGGCGTCCGCGCGAAGCTGGGCCTCTTTCCGATGGGCGGCGGCGCACTCCGGAGAGCAGGTGACGGTGGGGGTGCCGGGGACGATTTCCCGGCCACAGACAACACAGACCTTGACGCCCCGGCGGGGTGTTTCACGGCGCTTGGCGCGGTAATCGTGTTCGGCGTTCCAGCGGTTGGCCTGCGCACGGTCGATTTCGCGGACGGCATCCGGTGCGCATTTGGGGCAATACTTCTGCAGGCCGGATCGGATGACATACTCGCCGCCGCAGATCATGCAGTTATCGATGTCTCCCAGGTGCCGGGAGTAACCGGTGGCCTGGTACTTTCGCTCCCGGGCTTTCTGCCGCTCGGCCCGGCATGTGGGACAGTAGCGGGCGCGGGGCCCGCCGGTGAAGGCAGCCCCGCAGGTGTGGCAGGTTCGGGTGCGCAGGGTGGTGGATCTGGCGGCGGCAAGGCAGTCATCACACTTCGCCTGCTCGGCGCGGTCTGTGGAGAACACCTTGCCGCAGGTGATGCATTTTTTCGTTCGCATGGCGGGTGGTCAGCGGTGGGCGGCGGGGGAGATCTCGTCGGGGATGTAGACCAGATCCAGATCGTCGTAGCAGTAGTACACGCCGTCGATGATGACGTTTTCCTCCGGGGACCAGCGCTCATCGTTGGCATCGTTGATGATCTCGCCGCCGGCGCATTCGATGGCCTCGTCCAGCGTCATGCTGTGGTTGGATACGATCTCACAGATCGTGGTGTTGGTGGCGGTGTCGATAAGCTTCTTCATGATGTTCCTCCTCTTTCTGCCGCTGTGCGGCTGCACTGTTTCTTGATCTGTCTATATATTACCACGCATTGCGTGGTATGTCAAGAGGGGGAATGAAAAATATAAAAAAATTTTTCGTTTGAGGGGTGCGCGGGAGATATACATATAGGTATGCTGGATATGCAGGGGCAACCTGCCCGTGCCGATTCATTTCTTTTCCCCTCTTTTCTACCCTGTGGGGCGGGGCGGCGGCTCCGCCCTGACGGGGAAAACGCGCAAAAATTAGCATTAGGGTGTGGCGAAAGCCTGGGAAAGACGTGCCAATGACAAAGACCAGTGGTGGGAGGCCGGTGCGTCAGAAAAAGGAGGCCACATGGAAGTAAAAAACAAGCGGCTGGCGGATATTATGCCGTATGCTGCAAATGCCAAGAAGCACGACAGACGGCAAATCAACAATGTGGCCGAAAGCATTAAACAGTACGGGTTCGTGCAGCCGATTGTGATTGACCGAGATGGTGTTATTGTAATTGGCCACTGCCGCGCTATGGCGGCAAAGAAGCTGGGCATGGAAGAAGTGCCCTGTGTCTGCGTGGATGATCTGACACCGGAGCAGGTGAACGCCCTGCGGCTGGTGGATAATAAAAGCAACGAGAGCGACTGGGACTTTGACCTCCTGGCTGACGAGCTGCCTGGGCTGGATTTGTCGGCGTTTGATTTTGACTGGGATTTCCGAGATACCGACGAAACGGAACTTACTAACGAAGAACGTGAACAGGAATTTAGAGAACGAATGGAGCGCGGGGAACTTTCGGACGATGACGAAGAATATCAAGAGTTTCTGAAAAAGTTTGAAGCGAAGAAAACAACGGACGATTGCTACACGCCAGATAACATCTACGACGCAGTAAGAGATTGGGCGGCTGAGAAGTACGAAATTGGCAATGCCGCGATTGTGCGCCCGTTTTATCCGGGCGGAGATTATAAAAGCGAGAAATACCCTTCCGGGTGTGTTGTGATAGACAATCCACCTTTTTCCATTATTTCAGAAATCTGCGAGTGGTACACAAGCAAGAGAATCAACTTTTTTCTGTTTGCTCCGACGCTTACGCTCCTCGGAATTATGCGAGGCTCGGCAAACTATGTGGCGTGCGGGTGCGGAGTTGTGTATGAAAACGGCGCGTCTGTCAATACGTCGTTTGTTACCAACATGGGGGGCAATAAGATTGTCGCTGCTGCTGATTTAAGAGAAATACTGGATGACGAGAACAAAAAGAATCTCAAAAAGTTGCACAGAGAACTGCCGAAATACTCATATCCAGACGAGGTTTTGACAGCAACGATGCTGTGTTATATGGCAGCTCACGGCGTAAGCCTTGAAATTAGCGAAAGAGATGCACATTTTATCCGCGCACTTGACTCACAGAAAGCGTCGGGGAAAGGCTTGTTCGGCTCCGGCTTTTTGCTATCGGAAAAGGCTGCTGCGGAAAAGGCTGCTGCGGAAAAGGCTGCTGCGGAAAAGGCTGCTGCGGAAAAGGTCAACACGGATATTTGGAAGTTGTCGGAGCGGGAATGGGCAATCGTTCGAAGCTTGGGAAATGACGATAGATGAAGCACAGGCGATTATTGCCAAAACAGACAGCCCGTATTTGAAGCGGGACATGGAGAAGTTTATTAAACGCCAGCAGAGAAAGGAGGGCACGTATGGCAAGGCCAAGAAAGGAAATAGATCAGAAGCAATTCGAAAACCTCTGCGGCCTGCAATGCACGCTTGAGGAAATCTGCGGTTGGTTTGATGTGACCGATAAAACGCTGGATAGTTGGTGTAAACGCACCTATCATGCCAGTTTTTCCGAGGTATTTAAACAAAAGCGAGGAGCGGGGAAAATTTCACTGCGGCGGAGCCAGTGGAGATTGGCTGAAAAAAACGCTACAATGGCGATTTTCCTCGGCAAACAGTTTTTGGGGCAGCGTGACAGCGTGGACGTGGCGGTGACGGACGCGAAGGGCATTGCATTGGACGAGTTGGAGAAGATGGTGATGCAGAATGACGCGGATACAAGCGGCGGAACTGCTGATACATAACCCCATCGCGTTCGGTCATGCTGTTGGGTTTAATAAGCTGGATGCGCTGCACAACGTATGGATACAGGATATGGTGCGCGGGAACGAGGACAAAACCTTGCAGGCGCACCGTGGCAGTTATAAAACAACGTGCGTTTCGATTGCGCTAGCGGAGATCATCGTTCTTCTGCCGAATCTCAAAACGCTGTTTATGCGAAAAACGGATGCGGACGTGAAAGAGGTTGTGCGGCAGGTGCGGAATCTGCTGCTATCGCCATACATGGAGGCACTGTGCGAGAAGATCCACGGGAAACCGCTGATTTTGACGACGGTATCCGCAACGGAGATTTCCACAAATTTGGCAGCGGATAACAAGGGCACGAGCCAGCTTGTGGCGTGCGGCGTGAACGGTTCCCTGACCGGTAAGCATTTCGACCGCATATTCACGGACGATATTGTAAACGTACAGGACCGTATTTCTCGCGCAGAACGGGATCATACAAAAACGATCTATCAGGAGCTGCAGAACATCCGCAACCGTGGCGGTCGCATTTTCAACACCGGCACACCCTGGCATAAGGAAGACGCGTTTTCCATGATGCCGAATATCGAAAAGCACGATTGTTATTCAACTGGGCTGATCTCTGTGGATGAATTGCAAACCATCAAATCGTCCATGACGTCATCCCTGTTTGCGGCGAACTACGAGTTGCGGCATATAGCCAGCGACGATGTAATCTTTGACACGCCGCAGATGGGCGCGGAGCCTTGCCTTGCAGAGCAGGGCATTTGCCATATCGACGCGGCATACGGTGGCGATGACTACACGGCGTTCACGATTGCCCGGAAAAAGGGGACAACATATTACCTCTACGGGCGGCTTTGGCATAAGCACGTGGACGATTGCATGGACGAGATTGTCCGATTGCGGAAATGCTTCAACGCTGGGGAGATTTACTGCGAGACCAACGCGGACAAGGGCTATCTGGCAAAGGCGCTGCGTGCAAAGGGCGAACGGGCTGTTACCTATCACGAGAACATGAATAAGTTCCTTAAAATCACAAGCTATCTCAAGGCGGAATGGCGCAATGTGGTTTTTGTGGCTGGTACGGATAATGCGTATATCGACCAGATTTGCGATTACAACGAGAACGCGGAGCATGATGACGCGCCGGACAGCGCGGCCAGCATCGTAAAGCGGTTGTGGAACAAGCGCGACAGCTCCGATTATGTTTCCATTCTGAGATAAGGGGTGAGCGGAGATTAAGACATATAATGACCTTGTGGCGGTGGGCGAGGACGAAAAGGCGCGGATGGAGTTTATCCGCAGCGCGATCAACGCGCATCGCGAATCCCACGCATATAAGACGGCGGTGGATGCGGAGGAATACTATAACGGTCTGAATCCAACCATTAACCGCTATGAAAAAATCATCTACGATATGCAGGGTCGCGCCCACACGGATATGTGGACGGCAAACCACAAGCTGGCCAGTCGGTTCTTTGGCTTGGCGGTGGATCAGGAAGTCTCGTATCTGCTGGGCAACGGCGTAACTTTTGCGGAGAAGGAAACACCGAACAAACTGTGCCCGGACTTCGATCAAGAAGTCATGGATGCAGCACGTGAGGCAAAAATTGCAGGCGTGTCCTTCGGCTTTTGGGATTTGACGCATTTGCGCGTGTTCTCCCTGCTTGAGTTTGTCCCCCTCTACGATGAGGAGGACGGCGCGATGAAAGCCGGTATCCGGTTCTGGCAGGTGGCACAGGATAAGCCGTTGAGAGCGACGCTGTATGAGATCGACGGCTTTACCGAATATTTCCAGCCCAGCGGCGAGGATATGGACGTCATGCAGCCGAAGCGTAGCTATAAGCTGATCGAGCGCAAGGCTGATGTCGGTGAAACCGAAATCTATGACGGCGGCAATTATCCGAGTTTCCCAATCGTGCCACTGAAAAACAACAAGCGGTGTCTTTCCGAGATCGTCGGCAAGCGCAACACCATTGACGCGCTGGATCTGGCGTCCTCTAACATGGTCAACAATGTGGATGAGGGCAACCTAATCTATTGGGTGCTTTCTAACTGCAACGGCATGGACGATCTGGACGATGCGAAATTTGTGGAGCGCTTGAAAACCACGCACGTTGCCCACGCCAACGGCGATGACGGCGCAAAGGTGGAGAGTAAAACCATCGAGGCCCCCTATGAGGGCACCAGCAGCACCATTGATATGCTCAAGAAGAAGCTGTACGAGGATTTCCAGTGCTTTGACGCTTTGGCTGTGTCCGCTGGGAATCAGACTGCAACGGCAATTAAGGCCAGCTATGTGCCTCTGGATTTGAAGACGGACAAGTTTGAATCCGAGGTCACGCGGTTTATTGTTGAGATTCTGCGCCTGGCAGGCATTGAAGACAAGCCGAGCTACACGCGCAATCAGATCATCAACAAGAGCGAGGAAACGCAGAACGTCCTTCTGGGCGCGGCGTATTACGATGACGAATACATCACAAAGAAGCTTCTGACGATCAACGGTGACATTGACCAATATGAGGATATGATGAAGCGCAAGGCAGCAGAGGTGATCGATTTGACTGAGCCGGTGATTGACGATGGCGACCAGTGATCTTGGCCACAAGCTGACCGATCAAGAGCTTGCGAAACTGGAACGGCGCATTGCAAAGCTGTACCGTGAGGCTGGGAAAGATCTGCAAGCGACCATTGATACATACTTTGAGCAGTTTGCCAAGCGCGACGAAGAAATGAAATCTCTGATCGGCACTGTGCAGAACGGTAAAGAATGGACGGAAGCCGACTATAAGCAATGGCGACTCAATCAGATCGGACGTGGGGAACGCTATCAGGCCATGCGGGATAAGGTAGCGCAGCGCGTGACCAACGCAAACGCCGTGGCGGTGTCTTACACCAACGACGCAACGCCCGGTATCTACTCCTTCAACCGCAACTATGCGGCGTACACCATCGAGAGCGTGGCCGGGGACATTGGATTTGACCTGTGGGACGAGCAGACAGTGAAACGCCTGATCGTGGAGCAGCCGGGGTTGATGCCGTACTATCCGAAGGACAGAGCGCTGAAACGCGGCATTGATCTCGCGTATGGCAAGAAACAAATTACGGCCAGTGTCACCAGTTCCATCTTGCAGGGCAAAAGCATCAAGCACATGGCGGACGACCTGCAAATGCGCATTACCACTATGAGCCGCGATTCCGCCATCCGCACGGCCAGAACCGCCGTGACAGGAGCACAGAACGCCGGACGCATGGACAGCTACGCGGCGGCGGAGAAGATGGGCGTCAAGCTCAGGAAACAATGGCTTGCGACGCTGGACAATCGCACGCGACACGCTCACGCCATGCTGGACGGTCAGACGGTAGATATTGACAAGCCGTTTAAGGCCGATGGGAACGAGATCATGTTCCCCGGGGACACTTCCGCGCCAGGTTACCTCGTGTATAACTGCCGATGCACGCTGATTGCGGATGTGGATAGGGTGGATACATCAAACGGGCTACGAAGATCGCGAGATGGGTTAATCTCGGACATGACTTATGCGCAATGGGAGGCATCGAAGCGAGGATATGGCGCAAGACCAATTTCGCCGTATCATAGTGGGTTCAAAAGCACGGCAAAAGATATAACAAAAAAATATAATGAAAGCGCCACTCCACGCATAGGCAAAATGCGATATGAAAACGGTTATCGCGCAAAAGACCATAAGGATGAAATTGAAGTTGCAAACCAAATTCGGAATCAATTTGGCGGTAAGATTGTTCTGTTGAAAGAAGCAAATGTGCAGGGAATAAAAACCCCAGACTACCTGTGGCGTGGAAAGCTGTGGGAATTAAAAAGCATTTCAACTGAAAAAGCGGCAGATTCGGCGCTACGAACGGCGATACAACAAATTAAGAATAATCCCGGCGGAGCTGTGATGCAGTGTGGACGTGAATTCGACATTAGAACACTTATCGAAATCCTTGATGCAAGGGCTATGAGAAATCTTAATTTTGATTTTGATGTCATGGCACTTAAATTGGACGGATCATTGTTATTTGTCAGAAGGTATAAAAAATGAGCCGCCCCCCCGCCAGATCTGGGCAGAGGTTCGGCTCAAAAAGCGGAAACATAAGTTTCCTCGTATGCAGTATATACAAATGTCGGGAAATAGTCAAGAGGTATTTCTATGATAGTCGAAATCCAAGACCACAGTACAGAAGTTTCTACCAAGATAGGAGCGGCGCTACTAAGAGGGCTTGAAAAAGTTGGTCTGGTGGCAGAGGGATACGCAAAAAAACTATGCCCTGTTGACACCGGCAATCTGCGGAACAGCATTACCCGTGTGGTAGACGAGCAGGAACCAGCGGCAATTATTGGAACGAATAATGAGTATGCCGCTTACGTCGAGCTTGGTACCGGCATTTACGCCGAGGGCGGCGGCGGACGGCCTACGCCGTGGGTGTATCAGGATGCGAAGGGCAACTGGCACATGACCCACGGCAACAAGGCACAGCCGTTTTTGAAGCCCGCTGCCGCCGACCATGCGGGGCAGTATCGAGACATTCTGGAAAACGAGCTGAAAAATGGATAAGGATTTTGGTTGGCTCTTTTCCTTTAGGTAAAACCCGCGAGGTACAGCGGTTTTTATACAACGTTCGCCCCCGAAGAATTGGGGCCAAAGAAAAGGAGAACGAATAACATGGCAAAATTTACGAGAGCGGAAATCAGAAATATTCTCGGCGACGCTTGCACCGAAGAGATCGAGAATCGCTTGGTTGCGCTGCATCTGGGCGTGGTTGATCCCCTCAAGGACGATCTCACGAAGTACAAGGCGGACGCGGAGAAGTTGCTAGGCGTCCAGAAGGAATTGGACGACCTCAAGGCAGCGGGTGACGGCGGCTATAAGGAAAAGTACGAGAAGGAACACTCGGCCTTTGAAGCTTACAAATCCGACGTCACAAAAAAGGAAAGCAAGGCGGCAAAGGAAAAAGCTGTCCGTGCTTACTTTGAGAGCAAAAACATCACCGGCGCGAATCTCGACCTTGCTATGCGCGGCTGCGGCGAGGAAATGGCCGCATTGGAGCTGGACGGCGAGAAAATCAAGGACACCAAGGCCCTTGATGCGCTCGTAGACGGCACCTACAAGGGGCTTGTCTCCACCACGCAGACAAAGGGCGCGAATCCCGCCAATCCCCCGGCGAACACCGGCGGCGCGAATCTGACCAAGGCAGACATCTACAAAAAGGACGATAAGGGCCGCTATGTAATGTCTACTGCCGAACGGCAGAAAGCACTTGCCGAAAATCCTGATCTGATGAACTGAAAGGAGCATTTAACATGGCAGCAACTAAAGTTGAAACTCTGACCCAGCCCCGTGATTCTCTGCCCAATGTCTATACCAGCGTGACCGCGCGCGAGGTCGACTTTGTTACCCGGTTTGGTGACAACTGGGAGGCGCTGAGAAATATTCTGGGCATCATTCGCCCCATCCGAAAGACCCCCGGTACGTCTCTGGTGTCTTACACCGCCAGCATTGACCTGGAGAGCGGCTCTGTTGATCCCGGCGAGGTCATCCCCTACAGCAAGACCACCATCGTGCAGGCGGCAAAGTCTGACCTGACGATTGAGAAGTACGCGAAGGCCGTACCCATCGAAGACGTGAACAAGTACGGCGCGGAAATTGCCGTAGAAAAGTCCGATGACGCATTCCTGACAAAGCTCCAGAATGTTGTCATGGGTAAGTTCTACACTTTCTTGAACACCGGCAGCCTGACAAAGACCGCCGCCACCTGGCAGGATGCGCTTGCCAAGGCTCAGGGCGAGGTTCTGAACAAGTTTGCCACCATTCAGAAGGATGTCACCCAGGTGGTAGGTTTCGCCAACATTCTGGATGCATATGACTATCTGGGTACTGCAAACATCACCGTGCAGACCCAGTTTGGCATCAACTACATCAAGGATTTCATGGGCTATTCCACCCTGTTCCTGCTGCCTGCGGCGCAGATCGCCCGGAATAAGGTTATTGCTACCCCCGTGGAAAACATTGACCTGTACTATGTGGATCCCGGCGATAGCGAGTTTGCCCGCCTGGGCCTGAACTACACCGTTCAGGGCGAGACTAACCTGATTGGTTTCCACGCCCAGGGCAACTACAGCACCGCCGTAGGCGAGAGCTACGCGCTGATGGGTATGGCTCTGTGGGCTGAGTATCTGGACGGGATCGCCGTTGTGACCGTAACACCCGCCAGCGTGGGGGGCTGATTGGGCCGCTAATGGCAACGGCACCCGGCAATAACGCAGATCTTAGCAACTTAACAAAGGCGGAATTGCTTGCGTATGCGGAGGAAAACGGCATTGCCGGGGGTAGCGGCTCAATGAAAAAGGCCGAAATCTATAAAATTGTTGCAGGTAGCTAAAGGAGGCAGCGCAATGCTTGAAAATGTTCTACGGCACTTAAACAACTGGTTCCTTGTGGATATCTACGAAGGAGAGTTCACCGTGGAGAATGGCAGCATTGCGCTGCCCTTTCTCCTGACCAATCAATATTTCCGCATCTGTGGTTCCGTATTTAACGATGGCCTGCACCAGTACCCGGAGACCGACCTTACGGATGAAATCTTTACCGGGACGGTGTGGGCGCTGGCGGTGCCAAAGGCTGTGGTTGCACTTGCCGAAGATATCGCCGCGTGGGAAGAAAAGAACGGTGAAGCCGTTTTAAGCCCGTACATGAGCGAAAGCTTCGGCGGGTACAGTTACACCAAGGCGAGCGGCGGAAATGCCGACACGAGCGCCGGGACGGGCTGGCAGGGTGCTTTTAAAGGCCGGTTAAATGACTGGCGCAAGCTCAAGGGGGTGGAACCGTGAGTTTACTGGACGATTTTGCCCACAAGTGCATTCTGATGGAGAAAAAGCGCACGCCTGACGGCGCGGGCGGCTACATCACTGCGTGGGAAGAGGGCGCGGAGTTCCTCAATTACCAATCTCTTGACACATCGATGGAGGCGCGAAAAGCGGAAAAGGAGGGTGTGACCTCGGTATATTCCGCGCTGGTAAATCAGAGCGTTCCCATCGAGTACAACGATTATTTCCGCGATACGGAAACGGGGATTACCTATCGCGTGACATCAAATCCCGAGGAAAAGGCCGCGCCGAGGTCTGCGGGCGCAATCATTAAGGCGCTGAAATTCTTCACCGCGGAGCGAAAGGAGCTACCAAAATGACAAAGGACAAGGCGCTCCATGCGTGGTTCTCTCAATTCCTCCCATCATACCCAACCTCCAATGTGCCAGATGACGCGGTTTTCCCGTGGCTGACCTATGAGCTTATCACAGGATCATGGGAGAGCGGCGAGATCGCGCTGACAATCAACCTATGGTATTACACCGAGAGCGAAGCGGTGCCGAACGCCAAGGCACAGGAAATCTCCGACGCTATCGGAATGGGCGGCTGCATGGTGCCGTACGACGGCGGGGCGATGTGGCTCAAGCGAGGCTCCCCGTGGTGCCAAAACATTGCGGATGAAAGCGATAAAAACATCAAGCGGCGGTATCTCAACATGACGGTGGAATATCTGTCGCAGAACTGATGAAAGGACAAAACTATGAAATTTACAAAAATCCCTTCTGATGCATTCCAGAAATTGCAAATCAATGCGGGAATTCTGACGACAGACTTCACGCCTGCGACCGGCGCCGTCGGCGAGGCGGGGCAGATCGGCGCAACGACCGGCGGCGTCAAATTTACCGCCACGCCGACCTATTCGGACTTTGGCGAGGATATCGACAACTGCCCGAAGAACATGAAGGAGCTGAAAAAGCTCGATTCGTGGGAAGTCAAGATGACCGGCACGTTTGTCAATGCCGATACCGCCATTGCAAAGCGGCTGTGCGGCGCGGCGGACATCGGGGCGACCGACACGACCAAGGTCACACCGCGCAATGACCTCAAGGACGCGGACTTTGACGATATCTGGCTTGTGGGCGATTACTCTGACAAGAACGGCGAAACCAACGGCGGCTTTATCGCCATCAAACTGATCAACGCGCTTTCTACGGGCGGCTTCCAGCTCCAGACGAGCGACAAGGCCAAGGGGCAGCTTGCCTTTGAGTTTACCGGCCACTATTCCATGAGCGCGCAGGACGCTGTTCCCTTTGAAATCTACATCAAGGCCGGCACGGAGGAGGCGTAAATGAGACTTTCCGACATTCAGGGCGAACGCGTCTTTGACGTCATTGCGGACGTCATTGACCCCATCGCCAATATTGCACAGGACGAAAAAGCTTCGGCCATGTTTCGGCGTGAACCGCTACCGGAGGGCATGACGGCAAAGCAGTTTGCTACGCAGAGAGCGCGAAAATCGCTCCCAGAGCTGCTCAAGGGCCACAAAGGCGATATTATTGCCATTCTTGCGGCTATTGAGGGCGTGAGCGCAGACGATTACAAGGGCGCACTGAACCTTGTGAAGCTGACGCGGGACGCGGTGGAGCTGTTGACGGACGAAGCATTCGTCACGCTTTTTATCTCGGCGCAGAGCGAGAAATCCTCTGGCTCTGCGCCGGAGAATACCGAGGGCAAAAGCGAATAAAACCGTTCCTGCGATACTGCACGGCACGGCTCAATGAAAAAGCAAGAAACGACGCATACCACATCTATGTGACGGACGCGCTGCGCATTGTGGCAGAAAACACGGCGCGATACGCGGGAGGGAACTACATCAAGGCGCGATACGCTGATATGATTGAGCCGAAAAAGCAGGACAACAGAACGTGCGAAGAGATTACCGCCGATGTGGTCGCGCGGTGCGGATTGGTGGTGAAAAAATGAACCTGCTTGATCTTTTTGTGAAAATCACTGTTGATAACAGCGACGTAGACATTGGTTTGGGGGAAACAAGCAGCAGAGCAGAAACGCTTGCAAATAAGCTTAAAGGCGGGCTTGCGACTGCTGCCAAAGTTGGCGCGGCGGCTGTTGCTGCGGGAGGCACGGCTATTGTAGCTGTTAGCAAACAGGCGATGGCTGCCTATGCCGACTATGAGCAGCTCGTAGGCGGCGCAAAGCTGATGTTTGGAGGAGCTTACGACTTTATCGCAGATAAAGCCAAAAACGCATATAGCACCGTTCAAATGAGCCAGAACGAATACCTGCGTCAAGTAAACGGATTTGCAACGGGCTTAAAAACGGCGCTCGGTGGAAACGAACAAGCGGCGGCAGAGCTTGCCGACAAGATCATCAATGCTGAAGCAGACGTTGTAGCGGCGACCGGTAATTCTCAAGAAGCAGTTCAAAATGCTTTCAACGGAATTATGAAGTCCAACTATACCATGTTGGATAACCTTCAAATCGGCATCACGCCCACAAAAGAAGGCTTTCAAGATGTTATCGACAAGGTAAACGAGTGGAACGCGGCAAACGGGCGCGCCACAGAGTATCAAATCGAGAACCTGGCTGATTGTCAAAGCGCCCTTGTAGATTACATCGAAATGGTTGGAATGCAGGGGTACGCATCAAGGGAAGCAGCTGATACGATTCAAGGCTCCGTGGCTTCCATGAAAGGTGCATGGGGAAATCTGCTTACTGGCATCGCCGATGACAACGCAAATTTTTCAGAACTGACAAGCAGTTTTGTCGACAGTGTTGTTACTGTTGGCGGAAACATTATTCCTCGCGTGAACGTGATTATTCAGGGGCTTACGCAGCTCATAACAGAAGCGTCACAGACAATTATTCCGATGGCCGTTCAGATTTTGCTTGAGAATCTTCCGAGCATAGTTGCGGCTGGTATGGATTTAATTACGGCGCTGGTTAACGGAGTTCTTGACAACATTGATCTTCTGATTAGCTGTGTTCTTGAATTGGTCGATACAATTGTCGACAAGCTGATTGAAAACCTTCCGACGCTGGTTGACGGTGGGATCAAGCTAATTGTGGCGCTGGCAGGAGGATTGATTGAAGCGCTACCGCAACTCGCCGCAAAAGTCCCACAAATCATTCAGACAATTGTAAAGAGCCTTATAAGCGGCATCCCCGACATTTTGAGCGTCGGCAAAGACCTCATCCGCGGATTGTGGGATGGCATAAGCAGCATGGGGGACTGGCTGTGGGGCTGTGTAAAGGGTCTCTTTAGCGGAGTTATTGACGGTGTAAAAAATCTACTCGGAATTCACAGCCCGTCTAAGGTTTTTGCTGGCATTGGCGGATTTATGGCGGAGGGACTTGGGGATGGATTCGGAGAAAAATTTGCATCTATAAAAAAAGACATTGAAGGAAGCATGACTTTTGATGCCGCAGAAATAGGTTTTTCTGCATCTGCGCCCATCGGAGAATTGCCGGGTACAAGCAGTGCCCGGGGAAGCGATAGAAGCATCCACCTTACCGTCGTTTCGCCGAGTGGAAAGGAACTGGCACGTTTTGTCGCGCCGTATATGGGCGCACAACTTCAACTTGTTAGGGGGTAACAGTATGCTCGAGTGGTATATTAACGGCAAAGAAATGACGCAAAATGGCGCATATATCAGCACGGGCTATATTGTTACCTCCGCGCCTGTTAACAGGTCTGTGTATGCGGGAGGATGTTCTGCCTATGTAGCGACAAAAGCGAAAATTGGTTTAAAGTCTCTTAAGATCCCCGTGCGGATTGTGAAAAGTTCTGCCGTCGACGCATCCAGAACAAAGTCCGCGATCCTGTCTATGTGCCTTGGCGATAAAGTTGATATCATGCTGTCAAATGGAGATAGATATGTCGCGGCTCTTGTGAGCGCAGGAGAAGCAGAATCGGTTAGTAATGGCGTCCTGGATTTTACGCTTGAGTTTCTGGGGTATCAGCGCGGCGAGTTGGTGTCGGCGAAGACCCCAGCTGTTATGTGTTTCTCCACCGCGCCGGAAACGCTATACAAGGCAACCGTTAAATCGGATCGAGATGGCTCGTTCGTTCTGGCGGGGATAACCTTCCTTGGTTGCAAACCGGGAGACGAGCTGGTTGTTGACGGATTGACTGGAAGACTGTTAAAAAACGGAACACCCGTATTGATTGCGGACACAGATTTCGTCAGTTTTCCTTTTTTACAGCCTGGAGAGAATGAAGTCCGTTGCACAACGGAAGCAGATATAGAATATTATCCGGTTTTTTTGTGATTGGTGGTGAAATATGCTAACACTTTCGGATGGAACAATTCTGGCAGTAGATGACTATTGCATAAAACAAAAATACAACGGAATCAATGAGCTGTCTTTCTCTGTCCCAGATGACATCAAGATCGTAAACGAGCAGAGCGTCCACGAAACCACGCGGAACCAGGCATATCTTGTCAAGATTGTCAATGGCGACAACATCACCTGCGAACTTGACCTTGATGAACTGCGTTCCGTGCAAACGGACTACGATGCAAGCGCAACGCCGCACGATCATTTGTCGGCTGCGCTTACATCTGTTGGATGGAGTCTTGTTGATAACACTGGTATCACAACGCGCCGTACAATCACTGGTGCGTTGACACCGATGGAGATCATCGAACAGGTGGAAGATACATGGACCGGCGTGACCGCTATGTTTGACACAGCGGCAAAGACCGTCACAATCCTTTGCCCGTCCGACAACAAGCCGCAATACGCTTTCTTGGCCGAAGAATTGAACCTTCGTCAGCTTGACATTGCAGGTGACAGTTCTTCCTTCTGCACACGTCTACGGGCGAAAGGTGCTGACGGAATGACTTTCGCCAGCATCAACAACGGCAAAGACTACGTTGAAAACTATACCTATTCCAACAGAATCATCTACGGCGTGGCGATTAGTGATGAACGCTTCACGAACAAAGAATCCTTGCTTGAATATGCACAAGCCACGCTGGACGCAAATGCTGTCCCGGCTGTCAGCTATGAGTGCGATGTTGTGGACGTTGCTGCAATCGACAGCGACTACAGCTTCCAGAAGTTGCAGATGCACAAGGCTGTGTGGCTGCTTGATAAGAAGTTCAACACAAGGGTTGCGCACAGAATTGTTGAGTATTGCATCTATCCGAATGATGCAAGCAAAAACAAGGTCACTTTGTCAACTGTGATTCCGTCTTTGCAAGGTTCTGTCAAGTCTTTGCAAACTGCGATTTATGATCCGAACAGCGCAGTTCGGCAGCGGGAAACATCGGCGGTAGAAAACGCGACAAAGGCTATCACTGGTGCGTCCGGTGGTAACATCCGGTTTGTGTACGATGGTAACGGAAAACCTATTGAGTTCCTTATCATGGATACTGACGATATTGCAACCGCTCAAAAGGTGTGGCGCTCCAATATTGGCGGCTTTGGCTTCAGCAGCAACGGTTACAACGGGACATACGCAACAGCAATCACACAGGACGGTCATATTGTAGCTGATTTCATGGACGTTGGGACGCTTACGGCCGTACTTATCAAGTCACAAGACGGGAAAAGCAAGTGGAATCTTAGCACCGGAGATATGGAGCTTTTCAACACCAAACTATCCACAATCGGAAGCGGCGCAACATACCGGAATTCGGACTATTCGCAGGCCGATCTTGACCGCATCGGGCAAATCAACACCAAGGCTGTCACGCCTACGCTGGCGGACTATGAAAAACTGGACGTAAACGGGGACGGCACAATTAGTATCACTGATACCGTACAGATTCAGCAGATCATCGCAGGTACGCGCACTGTCAATTTTACTACGCGATGGGCGCTGCGGCTTGATCCTTCTGACGGTGCTAACATGCTGAAAATATACCGCGTGTACCACAACAACACCACCGGAGCCGACACAGAAAACGTTGTTTTTTCCGTTGGGTTTGGACGGGCCATTGCGAATACAATTGGGGCAAAGTATGGGGACATTGAGAAAGATTTGTCCGTTGGCGGATCGGTGGACGCCACAAGCTACAAGCTGAACGGCTCTACTGTCGCATTTCCAGAGAAAAAAACAATCGGTTACGTGGTTTATTGCACTGGCGGCAGTAATAACAAGGCCGGTTGCTTTATCCCGTCAGGCGTATCGGGGGCATTCCAGTGTGCATCCAACGATTGGTATTGCGCATTTAACTTTGACGGCAGCGGCAACGCCACAAAGACCGGCGGAACCGGAAGTGTTGCGTCCGTCTCCGAAGTGAAAAACTTTTAAGAGGTGATATTGAATGAGCGTCAATCAAGCGGTAAACCTTAATCTTTCCACCGACATTGTGCCGCCCGTCCTGAAGATGGTGCAGAATGACAGCAACAGCCGTTACATTGTAGCTTCCTTGTGGGACGGCGCAAGCGCATACGATGTTGGTTCTGCAAGTGTTATGCTGCGTTTCGCGAAGCCTGATGGTACAGGTGGAATGTATGACGCAGATGAAGTGGGAAATGTCGTTGACGTTGACGGAAATGTTGTCACAATACCCGTTGCCGCGCAAGTCCTTACCGTTGCAGGTGATGTGTTTGCACAGGTCGATATTTACGGATCGAGCAACAGCAAACTTGCTTCTTTCGCATTCAAAATTGATGTTGCCGCATCTGTATATCCTGATGCGCAAATCATTTCGAGCGATTACTACAATGTTTTGACAGCCACTATTGCAAATGCCGTGACTGCGGCGCAGAACGCAGCGGCGAGCGCAACGGCTGCGGCGCAGAGCGCAGAGGAAGCCGCGACATCGGTTGACGGTGCCGTCAAGTACAATGCATCGCAAGCACTGTCTGACGCGCAGAAGGCGCAGGCGCGGGCGAACATCAACGCGCCCGCGCCGTATACGGCGGGGGATGGTATCGCCATCAGCGGCAGCGTCATCGCAACCAAAGTGCAGCCCTGCAACCGGGACCTGCTGGACAACTGGTACTTCGGTGCGCCGGTGAATCAGCGGGGCAAGACGGTGTACAGCGGCGCGGGATACGGTATTGACCGGTGGAAAGCCGAAGCTGTAACTCCCAATGTCACCACCATTAAGGACGGTTATATTGAACTGTCGCAGAACGCGCTGATTTCTCAACTTTTGGAGGAGCCGTACAGCCTGTGTGGAAAGCAGGTCACGGTATCTGCACTGACGACAACGGGGCTATACTCCGCCACCGCGAATGTCCCCAGTAAAGAAGAACTGTCGGCCATTACGACCGACGAGACTATCGGGGTCAGCTATTTCGCGGTTAACGGGAATAGCACCGGCTATGTATGCCTTCAGCACAGCAAGGAGCACACGACCAAAGTGATGCTCAGAGCGTATTCGGGGTATACCGTGGGCGTTATTGCCGTCAAGCTGGAGCTTGGCCCCCAGCAGACGCTGGCACATCAGGTCAGCGGCGCGTGGGAGCTGAACGAGTTGCCGGACTACGGCGAGGAGTTGACCAAGTGCATGCGCTATCTCCAGATCATCTCCACGCCCTACGACACCTCCGGCAACGGCGTGGCCATCGGCTACGCCAACAACACCGTCGACCTGTGGGTACCCATCCCTCTGGCTGTGCCCATGCGCAAATCGCCTACGCCCACCATCCCCACCGGCGGCGTATCGCTGTTCAAGGTGGGCAAGACCTCCAACGCACTGAAGGATGTCACCAAGGTCACAGGCGGCTGGGCGATGCAGACCGGCGGGGCCTGCAGCGCGAGGAGCCTGATCTTTACGGCCTCCGGACTGACGGCGGGAGACACCTACGCCCTGTTCCTGAAAAACGGGGCGCAGATCGTGTTCAGCGCCGAGCTGTAAGGGGGTGATAGGGTGACAGAGGCGATTGTCGTGGCGGTCATCACGGGGACGCTGAGCCTGTGCGGCGTACTGGCCAGCAACCGCAAGACGCAGGCCGTGACGGAGACTAAGATCGAAGAACTGACCCGCGAGGTGCGGGAGCACAACAACTTTGCGCGGCGGATGCCGGTGGTGGAGGAGCAGATCAAGGTCATCAACCACCGCATCGCAGACCTCGAAAACGAAAATCACGGACAGGCCAAGTAAGGCCGGAAAGGAATTTGTTATGAAACTGAACAACAAGGTATACGACATCCTGAAATGGATCGTCATGATTGCACTGCCAGCGCTGAGCGCGTGTTACGTGGCGCTGGCACCTGTCTGGGGATGGCCCTATGCCGAGCAGGTGGCGATGACCATCTCCGCCGTGACGGCGCTGCTGGGCGCCCTGCTGGGCATCAGCACGGCCCAGTACAACAAGGGCGTGCCGGTCGAGACGGAAGGCATGGTGGATGATAATGAGAATCATTGAGACTACTTACCGTTGGGGCGGTACGCTGGTCAAGCGCCAGTCCACGACCAGGATCATCCTGCACCACGCCGCCGCCAAGACCTGCACAGCCCAGCAGATCCACAGCTGGCACCTGGCCAATGGCTGGGCGGGCATCGGCTACCACTTTTTTGTCCGAAAGGACGGCTCCATCTACCGCGGCAGGCCGGAGGACGTGCTGGGTGCCCATGCGGGCAGTAACAACTACGACAGCATCGGTGTGTGCTTCGAGGGCAATTTCATGTCGGAGCAGATGCCGGCGGTCCAGCGGCAGGCAGGCGCGGAGCTGGTGGCGTATCTCAAGCAGAAGTACGGCATCAGAAAAGTGCAGAAGCACAGCGATGTCAACGCCACGGGGTGCCCTGGTACGTATTTCCCCTTTGACGTCATCGCCTACGGCACGGCAGCCCCTGCGCCCGATGTGCAGACCACGAAACTGTACATGAAGGTGCGGATGCTCAAGCGCGGTATGGATGGCGCGGACGTGAAGACCCTGCAAGCGGCGCTGATCGCCTACGGGTTCTCCTGCGGCGCGGCCGGTGCTGACGGCGATTTTGGTGCAGGCACGGAGTCCGCCTTGAAGAAGTTCCAGACCGCATATAATCTCGGCGCTGACGGCATCGCCGGGAAGGGGACGTGGGGCAAGCTGCTGGGGGTGTAAGAAAATCGTTTTTTCTATGTGAAGAGAGCGACACATTTACGGATCCAAAACTCTGGACGAAACAGGGATAACGATGCGCCGACCCCTGCTTCCACCAAAGCTCCGCAAGTCCACGGCGAATATGATCGCCATGAATACAACTTACCGAGACATCCGCGCAAGACTGCGCAGTATGTCCCCGCAACGCGCCATTGATTACGTTGCCGCGCTTGAGCTTCCGGGAGACGAGGCGTTTTGCATCATCGCGTGCGACGTTAAGCAACAATCCCGCCAGCAGGTGGCAAACAGGCTGTTTTCGTCGGTCGAGTATGTCAAGAAGTGCCGCCGCAACGGTTACCAAAAGATTGCCGACCATATCAAAAACCCATAAATAGAAGACCCAACAAAGACCTTTTTCAGGCTCTTTGTTGGGCCTTTTTTATTGTATGTTGTGAGATATACAGGGGGTGTCGAAATGAGTGTAATGGATCGGCTGCTGACGTGCGGGTATACGGCGGATATGGCGCGGGATATATGCGACCAATACGGAGCGGACTTTGCTGGATTGCTTTTCCTTGTGCGCATCGTGGAGCTTTTCCACGACGATAGGCGCGAATATGTATAGCTACTACAATGAAAACCCACGAGGTAAAAACGTAGGCGACTGTACCGTCAGAGCCATATCAAAAGCAACTGGCAAGGACTGGGGTGAGACGTACCTCCGGCTTTGCGTACAGGGATATCTTGACGGGGATATGCCGTCGGCTAACTCCTGCTGGGGCGCTTATCTTCGGTCGGTAGGTTTCCGACGGTACATCGTGCCGGATACCTGTCCTGATTGTTACACAGTTGGCCGTTTTGCCGATGAGCACCCATTTGGGACGTATATTCTCGCGCTCTCCGGTCATGTCGTGTGTGTACAAGATGGTGTTTTATATGACAGCTGGGACAGCAGCAACGAAACAGTTTTGTATTATTGGGAAAGGACGGATGAAGCATGAACTACCCCTACTATGGAAACCCCTATATGCCGCCGATGCAGGACAACCTCGCCCAGCTGAGGCAGCAGCAGATGCAAACCATTCCGCCGATGCCGCAAAATCCTCTGCCGCAGAGCGGCGTGCAGTGGGTATCCGGCGAACAGGAGGCAAGAAGCTGGATGGTCGCGCCCAATGCGGCGGTGGCGCTGTGGGATTCGACGGCGCCAACGGTGTATCTGAAACAAGCCGATGCAAGCGGCAAGCCGACGCTCAAGGTGTATGACCTTGTGGAACGGCTTGCAAGCGCTCCTGATACGCAGAAAGCGCCCGCTGCGGAATATGTGACCCGTAAGGAGTTCGACGCGCTGGCGGCGCTTGTGAGCGAAATGAAGGGCAAGAAGCGCAAGGAGGAAAAGAGCGATGAATAATCCGTTTTTCGGGGCAATGGGCGGCGGCAACGGCTTTATGCAGATGGTGCAGCAGTTCAAACAGTTCAAAGCGAATTTCCAGGGCGACCCCAAGGCAGAGGTGGAGAAACTGCTGCAAAGCGGCAAGCTCACGCAGCAGCAGTTGAACCAGCTCCAGCAGATGGCGAAGCAATTTCAAAGTCTGATGGAATAAGCAAAGTCTAAGCAAAAACACAAGACGAAACATAACTTGTTTCTTGATCGTGGCCGCGATTCAGATAAATTACATCAATAAAAAGGAGTGATACTATGTCTCTTTCCGAGGGTATGCCCACCATGACCATGCCTGTGGCCCCTGCCAATGGCAGCGGTAACGGCTTTGGCTTTGGCGGTGACGGCGCGTGGTTCCTCATCATCCTGTTCCTGTTCGCGTTCTGCGGCTGGGGCGGCAACGGCTGGGGCAACAACGCTGGCAATTCCGGCGGCGTGGTGGACGGCTATGTGCTGGCCTCCGACTTCTCCAACATCGAGCGCAAGATGGATATCATCAATAACGGGTTGTGCGACGGCTTCTATGCCGTGAACAACACGCTGTTGACTGGATTCGGCAATGCCGAGCTGTCCCGCGCCAACCAGCAGGCCGCACTGATGCAGCAGCTCAGCGCTATGCAGATGCAGGCGGCAAACTGCTGCTGCGAGAACAGAGCCGCCGTTGCGCAGGTGCGCTATGACATGGCGACGCAGGCGTGTGACACGCGGAACACCGTGCAGAACGCCGCCCGCGACATCGTGGAGAACCAGAACGCCAATAGCCGCGCCATCCTGGACTTCCTGACCAACTCCAAGATGCGCGATCTGGAGAGCGCAAATCAGGAGCTGCGTCTGGCCGCGTCTCAGGCTGCGCAGAACAACTACCTGATCTCCCAGCTGCGGCCGACGCCCATCCCGGCATATGCATCCTGCAACCCGTGGGCTGGCAGCTACACCGGCTGCTCCGGCTGCTCCGGCTGCTGACAACTGCATAGGAATCTATTTCCAAAACGGAAATTGTTCAGCTCCGGGCTGATATTGAAAGGCGGCGGGGCAATAGCTCCGCCGTCTGCATTTTGAAAGGAGTGAGTATTTTGGCTGAATACGTAAATACCAACATCGTTTCTGTTCCTGCCGGACAGAATGTACCGCTGACGGAAACTGCCGTTGCGGGCAAATCCTGTATCGTACACCGCGAGGGCAGCGGGCAGGTGTTCCTGCGCGGCCTGACAAACCAGTGTAAGGCACGGTTCCGCGTGTCCTTCGGCGGAAACATTGCCATCCCCACAGGCGGCACGGTGGGTGCAATCTCCGCCGCGCTGGCTATCAACGGAGAGCCGCTGACCAGCGCCGTGGCGACAGTAACGCCCGCCGCCGTGGAGAACTATTTTAACATCTTTGTCGCTGCCAACGTGGACGTGCCGAAGGGCTGCTGCGTAACGGTAGCGATGGAGAACACCAGCGCTCAGGCGACCAGCTTTGCCAATAGCAACATGATCGTGGAGCGCGTCTGCTGAAAGGAGGTAAAGCATGAGCATGAAATCTATGTATGAGCTGCGCGATATGCTTTGCGATGAGCTGGATGAAATTGCCAGAAAGGGTGAGCTTGGAGCAGGTGATCTGGATATCGCGCACAAACTGGCAAGCACCATCAAAAATCTGGATAAAATTGAGGCAATGGAAGATGGCGGCTATTCCAGAGCTGGGTATCAGCCGCGTCGGTATCCGCACGATGAGTACGGAGGTGGTAGCTCCTACGCAAGAAGCCGAAAGCATTATGTCCGGGGTCATTACAGCCGCGACAGCGCACGCGACGGAATGAGACGGCAGTTGCAAGATATGCTGGATAGCGCAGACGATGACACCATCCGAAGCGCCATTCAGCGCTGCATGGACGTGCTGGAGGACGAAAGGGGGTAAACGCCCCATGATTGATGAGACCGAGATCAAAAGGTGGATAGCGCGGTTAGAAACCGAAGAGTCCAGCTGGACAAACTATGAACGCCTTGCCGTGCTGTATACGGTGATTAACCAGCAAAACGACGTTAACGACAAAATGTCGCCAATGCTGTATTCCGCCGCTCCTGCACCGGTTGAAGTTTTCGGCGACAGCGACTTTCTGCGGGCCGTATCAGCTGTTGAGCCAAGTGTGGCATGGGCGGTTATGGACGAACTGATGGACAGTTTGAAAGTTGTTAACGAGCGTGTCTACAACAGCGTCATGCGTAAACTCGATAGGTAAAAAATCCCCCGTCATTTACGGCGGGGGATTTTTTAGGTATACTTACCCTTTGTGTCCGCCAAGGTAAAATATGCCTAACGCGGCGTTACGAAAAACGCGCCATCGTTGTCTGCATCAATCCGCTTGATGAAGCGCGTCCAGAATTCCTTTTTTTCTTCCCGAGAGTATGTGCCATATTCGCCCAGCCCGTTTCTCAAGGCGTCGAGGTCTGTCTTCGGCGTTTCCTCCACGGTTTCGAGGGATCTTTTCAAGATCGAGTATTCCGCTTTATAGTCGTCAAGCTCAATCAAATCGTTTAGGTATAGCGTTTTTAGTTTGCTCATTTTCTTTCGTATCGAGTCCGCGCTTTGCGTGGGCTTTTTTTCGGCCTTTTTGTAGTACCTATTGTTCCGCTCTGCGATTCCAGCAAGCTCGTGTAGTAGGTAGTCTTCCAACACATCCTCTCGTATCCTTTTTGTGTGAGGGCAAGAGGTGTTATCAAGCATCCGAGTCCGGCATCGGTAATATGTATATGTCTTCTTTACGGTTTCCGATTGCATCGTTTTCCCGCATTCTTTACAATGCAGTATCCCGGAAAACAGATACACGCGGTCTGTGTCAACTCCCGCACAGCGTTGTGACCGCTGGCGAATAATATCATTTACAATGTCAAAGTCTTGCTTACTAACCAACGCCGGACAAGCATTTTCGATGCCGTAAACCTCGCCGATGTAAAGACGGTTGCGGAAATAGTTTACATACTTGCTATAAGCCCGGTCAATGCCCCATGTGTCAAGCATATATCGCTTTACGGCAAGGACGCTTTTTAGCCGGATGAACGCGGCGAACATATCTCGCGCTGCATCTACCGTGCCGTTATCAATCTGGTATTGCCTGTCCGTGATGACATACCCTAAAGGCGCTTTTGAGCCTGCCGGTTGTCCTTTTGCCCGTTTTCCATCGTTGATAAATTTGATTCGTTCGCTTGTGCGGTCGGCCTCGTCTTGCGCGACTGACAACATAATATTGACCTTTAAACGCCCTGAAGCAGTCCGTGTTTCGTAATCTTCTTCCGTCGCTTGCCATGTTACGCCGTACTGGTCGAGCTGTGTTTGTACATCGTAATACCCCGCGACATTGCGAAACCAGCGGTCAAGTTTGACAAACAGAATCATGTCTATCTTACCGTCTTTGCAATCGCCCAGCAGTCGCAGGAGCGCCGGACGCTTTTTATACGGCTTTCTCGCGGATATTCCCGCGTCCTCATATATGCCCACCACGGTCATTTTATTTGCTTTTGCATATCTTATCAGCGCGTCCCGCTGCTCTTGCAGGGACAGGCCATGCCGCGCCTGTTCTTCGCTTGAGACGCGGATATACAAAGCCACTCTTATCAAAGCCACTCTCATCAATGCCGCTATCATCAAATCCCCCTCCAAAATCCGTAATCTATACAATGAAAATCAATGTACACGCACCACGCAGCGAGAAGAACAATTATAAAAAACATTATAGCAATCACGCCGTTGCGGATACGCACTCCACGCCGCATGATCTCGATCATGTCTGCTTTTGCGTCAACATGGCGTTCCAGCTCATCATTCCGCGCCTGCAAAGTTTCCTCGGTCGGCGTCAGGTGTTCGGAAATCCCGAACGTCTCGTCAAGGGATATGCCCATTGCCTTGCAGATCGGCGCGACAGTGTAAATGGACGGCGACTTTGAAAACTTGGAAAAGAAATTCTGCACGGTGGACAACGGTACGCCGGAAGTGTCGGAAATGTCCTGATAGGTCAGTTTCAATTCTTCTTTGCGGATTCTACACACCTCTTGAATGTTCATTTGCATCACCTTAATTTCTCCGATTTTGGCACCGCGAAGTCGCAAGATGAGGGCTTACCGAACCTCACCACACGCTGTTTTATTGCAAGGTTTTGGCGTTGAAGTAGTCAAGCAACGCGGAGTATGGTCAAATTATGCAGCGGCGACCGCTCCTCGCTGCCTGCAAAAAGGCACTGCCGTTTGTTGCGGAGAGCGGCAGTGCCTTTAGTTACTTATTGCTTCTCAAGTTTTACGGTCTGAGTAGCTCCCATAGCAGACACTTCGTAGCTAATTACGCCGTCCTGATAGGTAAACGTCTTGGTGTCATCGCCGCTGGCGAGAATTGCCATATCGGTCTGGTCTTTATCATTTTCCGATTCCCAGGTGTACGGCTCATCCGCCGTGGGAGGGGCATCAAAAGTGCCAGCCCAATAGAGGGCTTTGGTGTCTCCATTATCAGATACCCAATACACCTCAATGGCATCTCCGGAAATGGTAGCGGCCTGCCATGCGTCCTCTGCATCGCTGTTTGTCTGCTTCCACTCTCCAACGAGATCGGGCGGAGTTACCGGCTCGTTTTCTGGCTTGGTCTGATTTGTTCCCCCGCAGGCGGTTAACATGCCGAGCGCGAGAACCAAAGACATCGCGATAAGCAAAAACTTTTTCATCTCAACTCTCCATTTTCTTATATTTTCGACTGCACAAAGTGCAATAATCGACATATAGCCCCGTTACTATAATCATTTGGAGGGACACAAAATGTTGCGCGAAGACGTGAAAAGTGATACAATAGAGTATCAAAAAATGCTGGCAGAAGCCTTTGACCTGATACAAAAGTTATCCGACGAACAACTTCAAAAAATCATGGAGGCTCTAAAATGAAAATTTGGGCGATCAGTAAAGAAAAAGGCGTCGAGTATGAAATCGGCCTGGAATGCGACGGCATGGATCGCGAGACCGCAATGACCGAGCTTTACCGAATGGCGCGAAACCTGTTTACCGGGGAACTTGAGGTGTTTTAGAAAGAGGGCGAAGCCGGAAAGGCCGCATTTTAACCGTTGGCTTTCCGCTTGCACTCGATCACGGCATTTAACTGCGTGCAATAATGATTTCTTTCATTGGTCTTCCTCAAAAGCAGCGCGACCCATTTTTATAAACCGCTCCAGCTTTTCCGGCGGTAATGACAACACAAACTGAATAGCGGCCTTCTGCAAATCTGTATAGCCCTCGCCCTCTGTGGCGGGGGCTTCTTTTATGCCCGGGTCGTCCGTTTCGCCACGGAGGTATTCAACGGATACGCCATGCAGCGCCGAGATTTGGTAAAGATAATTTTTATATGAATCGCTTTTCCCTGATTCCCAATCGCTTACTATCGCCCCGCTCTTAAACCCAAGTTCCCTTGCAAAATCAGCCTTTGCGCCATGCACATATTTCCCGTCAGGTTTGCGAGGGATAAGAGAAAGGACACGCTCTTGCATAATTGACATATTCGCTTGCCTATATTTGTTAGATTTGCCAAAACTCAATAAACACTGAATTTACCTATTGCAAACCTCGCATCTGTGAGGTATCATATACCTAAGCCCACCGGAAAAGGGTACACAAAAACCAGCCCCCATAAAAGCGGCTTTTGCAATGTCTTTTGGCGATTTCATTGTAATACGCTTACGGGGCAGTGTCAAGTGTGATTTCTCATGTTTATGAGGTTTCGGCGGGCATTGACTGCGGCGGGGAAACATAAGACCGGCGGGAGCACCATTCCCACCGGCCAATGTCCAAATTTGTTTACCCTTTGCCCCGTGCAGGCTTTCGCCGCTTGCAATGGTGCTACAAGTTCTTCTGGAGCCTTACCACTTTCGCAGTTTTGGTTCTGCGCATGGCCTTCTCGCTGGTAAGCCATCGGGAGTACCCGATACGGTGGGATATGATTACTGGCATATCACCGTGAGTTTTAACCTCTTCACTGAGTGCTCCGCCGTATCAGTTGCTGCATTTAGCCAGTTTTACGCGCTTTGGCAACCGCTGTTGCGACCCGGCAGGAAGGGAACAGGCAAAATCAAAAGGTTGGTCACGAAAACCACCTCCTTTGAAGTTGCCCAAAGAGGGCTAACGGCAGTATAGCAAATCTCCCCGCCGCAGTCAATGATAACTCACAATGAAGGGAGGACACAAAAATTGACATTGAGAGAGCTACGAGAACGCTCCGGACTGACCCGCGCACAGGTGGCAAAGAAACTGAATGTTGACTTATCCTGCGTAACGCATTGGGAACTTGGCGACTGGCGACCGTTGCGGAAGTACCACAAGAAGTTGGCGAAGATGTACGGCGTGACGGTGGACGAGCTGTTTGAATCCAGCGACGGGCAGTAAAAAAATGCCCCGCCCAATGTTGCAGCATCGAGCGGGGCGGGTGGGACAAATTTCACCACAAGATATTGTGTCCGTGCTTATTGTAGCACGGGAGAAAGGAAAAGGCAATGAGTAAAAAGCCGGAGTACAAAATCATTTGGGTAACGCCCCCAGACCCCGTAAAGCTGGGGAAGATCTTGGGCGAGATTTACGCCCGTGGAAGAGGGCTTGAGTTTGTCGGCCTTGTGCCGAACGAGAAGAAGTGTGGAGGTGCGAAATGAGCGCGTTTGCATGGGCGCTGGCGTTTATCGGCGCGGCGTGGCTGAGCTGGGCCATCGTCAAGGGCGTGGAGGCGCTGGGACGATGAGAGAGCGGAACAGGCGGGCGCGGGAGTATTCCCAGCGCTGCTGGGAGCGGCGGTGGAACAGGCGGCTCTGGATCCTCAACGCTTTGATGATCCTGCTGATCATCGGTATCCTCTTCTGGGCGCTGACGCTGCCGGAGGCACAGGAGCCGGAGGACGTCCCTCCTCCCCTGCCCACTGCGGTGCAGGCGGCGGTGCTGTCCGCCGCAAAGCCGCCGGAGAATCTGCTGGTATGCGACATCACCGGCTATTGCGCCTGCTGCACGCCCTATGCGGACATCAACCGCAACGAGGCAGGGCAGGTGCTGACGGCCTCCGGACGGTGGGTCTGCATCGGCGAGGCGGTGGCAGTTGACCCGGACATTATCCCCCTGGGCAGCACCGTGACCATCGGAGGCAAGGAGTACATAGCCGCCGACACCGGAGTGTACGGCTACACGGTGGACGTGCTGATGACCCACGAGGAGGCGGCGCAGGCCGGTGTGGTGAAAGCAATGGTGCAGTGGGAATGGTAGGTCTGACGAACAGAGTGGGCACGCCCTGCAAGGACTGCCGGAGCAGACACCCGAAGTGCCACGGACAGTGCGAGGAGTACGCGGCGTATCTGGAGGTCATCAAGGCTGACAAGGCCAAGCGCTACGCTGCGTACAGCGAGATCGACTTTTACAGCATGAACAACGCAAGGCGCGAGAGGGCCAAAATGGTGATAAAAAGAAAGAGGGAAGGAAGATGAAGGTTTACAAGGCTACGGATAAGGATATGAAGTGCCGTGGGCTCCAGTATGAGATTGGTAAAACGGCAGAAGTGGATGGAGACGTTAAACTCTGCGAAAGAGGTCTCCACGCCTGCGAGATGCCGTTGGATGTGCTGGGCTACTACGCGCCCGGCGATGGCTCTCGGTATTTTGCGGCGGAGCTGGAGGATGTCAGCGACGAGATGCACAGAGACGACACGAAGCGCGTCGGCAAGAAACTGACATTGCGCGCAGAGATCGGCATTCCGGGGCTTGTCAAGGCGCAGGTGGAGTACGTTAAAGCACAGTGTGATTTTGACAATGCCATCAAAAAGGCAAACAGCGAAAAGAAGAACCACGCCACCGGCGTGAGGGGCGCAGCATCCGCCACCGGCGAGAGTGGCGCAGCATCCGCCACCGGCTGGATGGGCGCAGCATCCGCCACCGGCGAGAGTGGCGCAGCATCCGCCA